GACTCCCGGTTACTTACAAACACGATCCGGTGCGAGTGCAAACAAAAGAAGATATATGGAATATCATAGATGAAATATGCAAACCAAGTGAAAAGTTTACCGATGGTCAAACTTTGTTTCATACCGTCCCGTTCTTTGCAGACTGCAATCAAATTGTTGAACCCTGGATGATGGAAATGATAAACGAATTTAATTACGTTACGCGATTCAATATATCGCTTGGAAATCTGGACGATATTTCGGCACATCGTTTGGATTGTTTTTCAATTATAGATCGGGAGGTAAACGCCTGTATGGAACACAAAGCAAAGCAAGATGGCTGATAAAAAATTAAATATTAGAGTTAGTACTAAAGGCGCACAAAAAGCCAAAAAAGAATTAAAGGGCGTTGAAAAGGGAATGGCAGGTATGGGGAAAGCCGCTGCGAAAGTTGGTGCGGCTTATTTTGCGGCTAAAGGTCTATTAAGTGGAATGAGCAAAATTATTGAGTTAGCCGGAGAACAAGAACTTGCTGAAAGAAAATTATCTATTGCGCTTGGAAGAACTTCGAAAGATTTGTTAAACCAAGCAAAGGCTTTACAAGAGGTTTCGACTTTTGGTGATGAAGCAATTATTGGACAACAAGCATTTCTTGCTTCGCTTGAATTTTCAGAAGCACAGATTAAAAAGATTATTCCTGTCGCAATGGATTTGGCTTCAGCAACCGGTATGTCGCTTGAATCTGCGGTAAGAAACACCGCAAAGACGTTTAGTGGTTTATCTGGAGAACTTGGCGAATTGATACCACAATTAAGAGGTTTAACTGCCGAGCAAATGAAAGCCGGTGATGCGGTAAGGCTAATGTCTGATTTATTTGAAGGACAAGCCGAAGGTCAAACACAAACAATGAGTGGTTCGATTCAACAAATGAAAAATGCTTGGGGTGATGCAGCCGAAGCGTTGGGTGATGTATTCGCACCCGCAATAATTAAAGTAACAGGACTTTTAAAGGATGCGGCGAATTGGGCTTCAAAAACAATCAAAGCATTAAAAGAGGTTTTTGGCGGAGAAGATGAACAAACGATTGAAGAACAAATTTTGGCAACAAAAGGGAAAAGTCTTGATATTAGAAAACAAGAATTTGAATTAATGAAACTGCAAACCGTTCCGGCAAAAAGAATCGAAGAATCAAACAGAAAAGTAGCGGAACTAACTGCGGCAACGGCACAAAATCTTTTTGCTTCTGCAATAGCCGGGGACAATCTTTCGGATACTTTAAAACGAGCCGTAATTGAATTGGGAATTATGGTTGCCAAAGCCAAAGCGTTTCAAATGATAATGGCGGTATCAAGCCCAGGATCATTTTTGGCTTCTGTCGGATCATTTCTTTTCGGTGCATCTCCTACCCGAACCGCACCAAGCGCGGGGATGGCTGCTTCAAGTAAAATTACAATCAATCAAAACTTCGGGGGCATGGGTGTTATCGATCACAATTTTGCCGCCAACTCAATCATTCCCGCCATCAATAAAGCGATTTCGACAGGACAGGCGAGGATTGGGTAAATGCTATCATTCGATACTGCGCTTACCAACGCCCTAAAAAATAGAAATACAACGGCGTTTTGGGTTCTTAAACTATATTATAACGATGAATCTGCGTTTATAGGTGTAAGCGACCGCCATCGACAAGACGGAACTGATATTTATTATGGACTTGTAACTTCATTTGGAAATTTCCGTCAGTCTTTAAATTTTTTTAATTTTACAACTTCAATCGGGAATATCAGCGTTACACTTATTAATACTGAAAAGTGTATTCAAGGCGATCGTTTTTCCGACCTTCTTTCCAATTACAACTTCGCAAATCGCAAGTGGGAATTGTTTTTAAATACAAACGAAACAACCACTTTAGATACTGCTGCCCGAATGATTGGATCGGGTGTAATCAGCGGTGAAATCTCATACGATGAAAATAATGTTACTTTAACTTTATTCGATTACAGTTCAAAATATCATAAACGCGTTCCTGTTAATACTGTCGATTCGTCCACATATACAAATGCACCGGCAAACAATGTTGATAAACCGATTCCAATGGCTTACGGCGACTTCCATGAAAAATCTGGTATCGGCACGATCCCAACTTCACACTTTGATCGTTTTTATAATTTTTACAAAGGTGCATTCCCCGCAATCATAACCGATGAATGGGATGTGCAAGAAGAAGGTTCGGAAGCAAAAGCAGATAGCCAAGCTTTGCATACAATGGATAATGAAAATGTCTATCTTTATAAAAACGGACATTATCCAACTTTGACCGGGACAGTTGATGTAACTGGTAATCCTGAAATCGAATACAAAGGAAGTACGGCTTCAGTCTATGTTCCATTAAGTGTATCAAACATTGCATCCGAAAGCGGCTCTGGAAGTTATTCCGTATCAAATGAAGAACGTGTTGGTGATGGATCGTTTTCGGCGGTTGCGAGTTGGGCGGCAAATAGTGGGACAACAAATAATTCGATTGCTACAATGACCTTTGCCTTGCCTAAAGTAAATAAATTGGGAACGTATAGCGCAATTTCGGCTTTGGTAAAATGGGGGACTAATTCAGACTTTGAAGGCGAAAATGGCGAAACATTTAGATACACGGCTAATTCTGCAAATGCAGATCACGATACCATTACAGATGATTCAGAAACCAAAACGGCAATCGGTTCTCTTTATAGCGGAAAGACAACTACATGGGATTTTGAAGGATCGATTGAATATAGTTTAAGAGGTGGTTCAGATAACAGTAATCATTCTGCACAAATAGCGGAAACGGGGGCAGTTGTTGATTTTACGATTGAAGATGTAGACTCACATGAAGTGGAAGAACTATTTGAAGGTGGACCGATAACACAAATGATTTCGCCGATACTTGGACCGCCTGTTTTGCTTGAAATTGGATATGATTATAATAAATATAGTCGAACCGGGACGGCTTTAACACCATCTCAAATTGATTATGTTTATTATTCGGGCAAAGGAAGAAAATACGGTGCTTGGATTGATACAATAGATTCAGGTACAAGAAATTCAAAAAACGGAGATGCTGCCGACCCTGGTTATGCCGCAAACGATTTAATTGAAAATCCAATTTATATTATAGAAAGCATTTTGCGATCTGAATTATCACTTGATTCATCAACAACGGGCGCAGATATTGATGTTTCAACCTTTGATTATTCTGGAAACACAAGTAGTGGATACCTGGGCGACATATATGAAGATGCGGTAGGTGATGTAAAATTTGCTTTTTCACAATACAAGTTTATTAATTCAAAAGATTTAATTAACCGATTGGCTCAATTATGTTTCTCTTGGGTGTTTATCGGTGCAGATGGAAAATTTAAGATCAAGACATTACGCCGAACCGATGATTATTCTTCGTCAGATCAGACCGTTGATTTCCGCGATGTTACTTTAGGCAAGATCGGGAAAACATCGCTTGGTGATATTAAAAATTCTATTTTGGTCAAATACAATCACAGTTACGGGGCAAAACAAAATCTTTCAGAAGCAACCGCAACCGATTCAACTTCACAGGGAACGACAGTAAACGGCTATAATCAAACAATGAAATATGAAATCGATGCGAATGAAGTATTGGATTCAACAACGGCAACGAAACTGGCAGAAGCATATTTGGAAGTAATGAAAGATAGAAAAAATACAGTTGATTTTACTTGTATGAGTCCAAAATACAATCACTTGGAAATCGGGGATATAATAGATTTCAGTAATTGGGATGCGGGTTTAAAAATTTATGGCAGCGCAATGGCGGGTTATTTTATCGTTTCAGATATTACTAAACGGGTGAACGGCTGCTCAATTAAAGCAATAAAGGTATCATAATGGCAAATATGAATATTAGAACGCCAAGATTTTATACGGATCACATTTCGTATCTAATGTCAAGAGGTTTAGCACAAGATGGAAATTTTGATGTAAAGGCAACCGGTGGTTCTGGCACAAGCGCAAGTCGAGGAATACAAACGGGAACAGAAGCAGAATTATTTGACATGAATCCATTAAATAAGGTGGATTTTGACACTTCAGGTGATCCAGATAGCCAAGTTTTAATTACAATAGATACACAAAGCACATCAACCATAAAATCTTTTGTAGCAATTTTAAATCATAATACAGATGCGGCAGATGCAAAAATAAGAATTAATGCAAGTAATACAGAATCTCACGTTACAACTGTTGATATGGGAAGTGCTACTTTATCTCCAAGTTGTACTAACGTGGTGAATGGGGCAGCATCAACCAATATCATTACGCCAGGTGCTGACGGAAGCACAATAGTTACTTTTGCAGAGTCAGCGTTGCGATATTGGGGAATCCAATTTGAAGGCGATGGCGGTAATGAATTTGGATCGACTGATTTATTTGTGGGAAGTATCTTAATTGGAGAATATTTTGATATGCCACACGCCCCCGATTTAAATGTAACCCGGATGATCTCATATAATAGAATGAACGATTTACAAGAATCAAACGGTGGACAACGATTCAGTAATTTAAAGACCTTTGGAAGAACTGCATCAAGTACATCCAAATCGCCGTTCACAACTGCTTCCAACGGATATGATGCCTATGGCGGACGAATTATTTACGATATGAACTTTAGTTTTTTAAGTGCGGCTAATATGATGCCAGACGAATATCGTACTATTTCAGCGGATGATAATTTTGTTTCCGATGTCTGGAATATGACCAACGGCAATCATCTTCCGTTTATCTTTTCGATTGATAGCGAGTCTGCCGGAACTGATGCGGAGTCGGAACATATCTTTGCCAGGTTCGCAAACAATTCTTTAGACATGGCGCAAGTCGCCCCGGACTTATACAATATATCTTTAACTGTTGAAGAAGAATTTTGATGAATCAGAAATTTGGAAATCTATATGCGAGGTTTTTAGTCGCGTTTGGTGTCTGGACCGCAATCGCATTTGTAACTGGAATAGGATGGTAATGATATGGTTTTATTTACATTGTGTGATTGCGATTGTGATTGTAATTGCGGATGCAAAAGGAACGCTTGAGCCGACTGTGAAATGTTGGGAAAAGAAATTGGGCATACCCGTACCAGAGGTTCAGGATGACGAAGCCATTATCCGAGAGCAGTAGCTTAAATATTAG